GCGGTGTTTTGCATGTTCTCGCGCCAGTCGCCATGCGTCCCACCCCTGGCACGCACCGTTTCTGCTGCCTCCTGCAGCACGTCGTCAGGCGTCGGCATCAATAAACTTTTGCATTTCCGCGCGAGGAATAAACCAGCGACCGCCCAACTTTTTTGCCCCGATTTCTTCGCGTTCAATCATGGCATACAAACGATACAGGTCTGTGCGGTGGGAGCTGCCCCATAACATCTCGCACGCCAACCCAGTGTGAATGAGCAGCGGTAGCTCTTTAGTCAAAGCCGCCTCCTGTACTCTCGTCTTCAACCACCTTTTGAATTTCGACGCTTATGTTGCCGGTGTCGGGATACTGCCAGCCGCTAAAACTATATCGTCCCGGCCCAAGGTTGACCTCAAGGATTACCTTGCCATTTGTATAATCTGGCCGTTTGCTGCCCGGTTCCTTGGCTTCCTTGAACAGATTAAACTTTTTAATTTTCTCATATCGTTGCGGCATCTTCAGACCCCTTTCTCAAGTTCGCTTTTTCTGGTGACATACGCTGACAAGAGGCGCTCATGCTCGGCTGGCGCTTCACGCTCGCAAGTTTCACGATCATCCTTAACGGTCGTTGACCATGTCTTGTGCTCGACTGTTGTCCGGTGCTTCGCAAATCCTGCGATCTGCTCGTCAACCCAACTTCGCCAATCATTGCGGCTATCTTGTGGCGCAAAAGGTATGTCGTCAGCGACGCGTCTGGGCGGAGCTGGCTTAGGACGCGCGGCCGGTGGCAGCTCCTGTGGTGGTGTGGCACGCTGCCCGTCGTCATCCTCTTCGCCAACGATGCCAAGCATGGCACACAAGCCGTACCGCCGCGCGTAAGTGATGGCACTGCCCATTTTCTGCGGGTTCGCCTTGTTTTCGCAAAGCAGCGGCACGCCGCCGTCCTCTACGAACTCACCCGAGGTGTGGATGATGCGCGTTACCAAACGATCAGGATCGGTATGCGTCATCTGCATTACTGACAGATTGTGCTGACTCAGTGTCTGCCGGGCTGCTTCGAGGCACGCTGGCAACGTGGCGTACTTTCCATAGTTCGCCTTGCCGTCCAGCGTCGGATTTCTGATTGCCGACAGTGCCGCGACGAGATCCGCTTGCAAATTACTAGACATGCGACAACTCATATTCCGGTAAAAAGTTGTAAATCTCATCGTCAATCTTAACGTCGTATCTCATCGGGCTGGCGAACGTCCGGCCAATCACGACGCCTCTGCCAACCTCACCGCGCTCGTCACTTACCAGAACATTTTCATTTAGCTGAAAAGATCGTTTTTCCATTTTATCCTCCATACAATTGCAGCCTTGCCGCTGTGATTACGTCGGCGTTCGCCGCTGTCCTCTAGCTCGCCTAATCGCGCCAGCTCCGTGACGCGCGGACGTATTGATAGGATTGATGCGCCAAGCACGTCGGCTGCTTCGTCCGCTGTAAGCCCATTAGAATGTCGGAAAGCAGCCAGCGTCGCCGCGCGAAGCGTTGGCGCTTTGCTCGCAATTGTTTCCGCTGCTTTGATGCTGGTCTCGCGGTCACGCGCACCTGGCTGTGCGGGATAGCTCACGGCGTAGCCACCAATAGCCCAAGGATAAGACCGGCAAACATCACACCCACGATAAATTCACCCATACTAGGCATCTGACTCTCCCAATTGTTCCTTTGCTGTTTGAAGTGATAGGCCCAGCGCAAACTCCTCGCGCTGCAGCTCCCGCACACGCGGCCATCGACCGTTACTGTGCGCAAAGTCGTCACCGCATTCGATGCCAAGTCGTTCATGCTCCAAGAATGCTTTACGTTCTTCGAGCCAACGCACCACGGCATTCATTTCATCGCGTGTAAAATTCATCTGTTTCCCCATCTCTTCTCTGCTGCCGCCCGATACTCAGGCGGAACGTCCGACCACATAAAATGACTGAAGTCCGGTGCAATGAGCGCGAACAGCTCCTCGATTGATCCGGCTGTTTTCATCAGCGCCTCGCGGGTACGCGCAACCGTGCGCATCCGATCAAGGGCATAATTAAGATTTGCTTCCGACAGCTCGTCACAGTCGCGGCTGTCAAAAACTTTGTAACCTTTGCAGTTTGCGTACACGATCCGCACCGGCACGTTGTCATTGCCGTTTCGCAGGTACTTCCAATACAAAGCAACTTGTCCCACATGATTCGGATCTGGCCTTGCTGGCAGTGAGTTGATCAGCCAGCCACGCTTTGATGTAGTTGATAGCGTCGGCCACTTGGTCTTGATCTCGACCACGCCTTGCGCCTCGACATCGATCTCGCCAATAAAGTCCAGTTCGACATCATCGAGCAGCACAGATACCCAGCGACCATCTTCGATTTTGTTTACGCCACGGGTAGCCTCTGCCAGCCCTTCAGCTGTGTGCTTGCACGTCAGCTCCAGCACAGTGCCGCTAACCTGCGCGGAACCTAATGCTTTTTCTGCTTTGCTGAGAGGAATGTCGTAGATGCCGTCGCGAATCACCGAGAAGCGGTCATGATCGGCCGGGTCATGTTTTAAAATCTTGTGCTCGTCAAACGTCGCGACTGCTTTGCGGAAAGCTTCACCCGCAGCGATGCTGTCGATAACAATATCTTTTGCATATTGTTCGGCGACCTTCCCAGCGGTCATCCGGCAACCCGGCGGCGCCTTTAGCTGGGCGGGACGAGCAACGACCTTTTCAAAAAACTCTCTGCAGTTTGGGCGGCTGGTCCCGCTCGGGCTGTGCGCTGTGAAGTTAAACAGCGTGGCCCAAGCGGGTAATTCGTCAAAGCCGTATGTCACTTTTGAGTATCCATTTATCACCAATAGTGATGATAGATACTAAAACATTACAAATCAGTCAACTATATTACTGTAACGGATTATACGGCGGGGTGATGGTATCGTCAGGGTAATGTTAAAACTTGGACTTTTCTATTTTTTGATTAGCTGGTGTCGCCAGCCCACGTTTGGGCCGGTAAGGTTCGGCGGG